GTTGGGAGCGACGGGAGCAAGATGAAGCTCAATTACCGCGCCATAGACGTACCACCATTACACACAAACTGCCGGTGCTTTATTAGACCTGAATTGATTGATATAGGAGACTAGGGGAATGAACCTGATATAATATATTTATGAAGCAATTATCTACAGATCTAGCCGTTACATTACTAACCTTTTTTGACAGTGTTGAAGTAAAGAGTGTGGTTGAAGCTACCAAGGGAGCGTCTGACACCGACACTGGTACGTTCGAGATGGTGATTACCACCGAGAACATTGACCGCTACAACGAAGTTATCAAACTAGATGGTTGGGATTTAACTCACTACCTCAAAAACGGCGTTGTCCTATGGGGGCATGATCACAACCTAATCATTGGTCTCACTACCTCACTTATGGCCGTCAATGGTCAACTGATTGCTAAGGGTAAGTTTGCCCCGACACCATTTGCACAAGAAAAGCGTATGCTCTATGACGCTGGCTTTTTGCAAGCCTCATCTGTTGGCTTTATTGAAAAGGAACGGGAAGGAAATCTGATTACTAAAGCGGAACTCATAGAATGGTCATTTGTATCAGTCCCAGCCAATCCTTACGCGCTTAGTCTCGCTATGGAAAAGGGAATGAGTATTAACGAGCTTTTCACAAAAGGTATTTTTACTCTTCGTGAGGCGGACGCCGAAGTAACTGCGCCGGTGACTACACCAGTGGAGCCAGTCTTGGAAACGCCAGTGGAGCCGGAGCCAGTTGAAAAGAGTTTTAATACTAAGGCCATTTCACCAATCGTCTCCCAGCTTAGAGCTGTAGTCGATGCGTTAGAAGCCCTGGATACACCAGAGCCGGAGCGTGTTGACGACGAGCCTGTAGCCCCTACCGAGGACGAGAAAGCCCTACTCGATTTTAACGATAAGCGCCGGATTATCCAAGAAGCCGCTACTATCTTTGGTGACGTTTTAGCCGACGCCCGCAAAGCTATCGAAGCTCGCCGTTCCTAGTCGGCACTAATTCTAATAGTTAAATATGGATGATAAGTTAAAGACTGAGCTGTTTGCTCATGTCGATGAAAGTATCCAAAAGGGTCTCAATGACATTGTTGGACCAGAAGTTTCTGCTCGTGTAGCAGAGGCTGTAAAGAGTTACCGCGTTGATACTGCCCTTAATGGCGCTGGTATTGATAGTGAAACTAAACTGGCGTTTGCTAGTGCTCTCAAGAGTCTAGCTACTGGCGAGAAAACTGTTTTCTTGTCATCTAGTGACCAAACTGGTGGCTACCTCGTACCAACAGAGGTGAGTGCTGAAATCATGCGTATTTCTGCCACTACCGGTATCGTAGCGCGTGACGCTCGTTTCTTCCCAATGGGAACTGACGAACTCGAACTACCTATCTACACTGGTGCTTCAATGCAGGGATCGTTCTTTGGACAGGACCAAGAAGTAGGTGGAACACAAAACGACATCGGTGTAGCTCGACTCCAGGCTAAATACTGGGCGACTATCTTCCGTGTGTCTAACGTGCTTCTCGCTGATTCAAACGTTAACGTAGCTGACTGGATTCTCGCCCTTATTGCCGAAGGTCTTGCCTTCCGTATGGATCGCGAAGCGTTTACGGGTGGTACGTTTGCAGGTTCACCATTTATTGGTCTCTTGAGTCCAACAAGTGGAGCTACTTTGCAGACTATGGCAACCGGTGCTGTTGGTTTCGGTGCTTTGTCACTACCAGAAGCATCAGACGCTATTGGAGCACTTGATACCTCAGTATTAGGTGACGCTGCCTGGTACATGCACCGCACAGTGTGGGCTAAACTACGATCACGTTCAACATCAGGTGTGTTTGAATACGGTCAAAGTAACCTCGCCTCACAAAAGCGCCAGAACGGTATTCAGCCATCAGGCGAGATTATGGGCTACCCAGTATTCACTACTGACGTACTTCCAGCGTTCTCAACTTCGGCTGTAAGTACACGTTTCGCTGTGTTTGCTAACATCAAGCAAGCCGTAGCAGTTGGGGAACGAGGCGGTATCGAAATCGCACAATCACAGGACGCAACTATTAACGGTCGAAACCTTTTCGCCGCTAACCAGACTGCTTTCCGTGTGAGTAAGCGTTTCGCTATCACTCTCCCACTTCCAGCGGCTGCGGTGGTTGTCCGAACGGCTGCCTCTTAATAGCTAAGTTTTATTCTTATGCTTTATAAGACAGTAATTGCCATGGCGCACCTTGGCTCACGGGTAGAAGAAGACACTATACTCGACCTTACGGTTGAGCAAGCAATCAACTACGCGGACGCTGTAATGATCCATGACGAGCAACCAGAAGCCGAGCCAGAGGTAGTGCCCGAAGTACCACTTGAGGAGCAAACCAAAGAGCAATTACAGGCAACTGCCCTTGAACTTGGTTTAGCTACTACTGGTTCTAAAGCGGACCTCTTGGAGCGTATTTCGCTTCACAAAGGTGAAGAAGTTATTAGTTAACAAAATAGGATAGATATGAAAATTTTTGACAATGTATCAGCTCTCTTTAGCTTCCGACCCGCGGCAGTTACTACTACCGCCAACGGAACAGGTGTTGATACTTTAGGATTTAACGATGGCATGGTCATACTTGAAGTTGGTGCGGTAACTGGTACTACACCAACCCTGAATGTAAAGATGCAAGAATCACACGATAACTCAACGTTTGTTGACATCGCTGGTTCTGCATTTATTGAAGTGATCGCCGCCAACAGCAGTCAGGTATTGCGCCTCGCTGAGTTAAACGTAGTGCGACGTAGATACGTCCGCGCCGTAGCTACAATCGGTGGTACTACCCCGAACTTCACTTTCAATTGTGAGGTAGCCCTCAGTGGAAAGACCATCGGAAACGCCGTCAACAACGACTAACCCTAGTCACCTTGATACAGCAAGCCCCCTTAATGGGGGTTTTGTTGTGCTACAATTAAGCTATGAACGGCGACGCCCTTACTACAAAAGAACGAATAAAGACCCGTCTGACTCTGACGGTGGCCACCTTTGACAGCCTGATTGATAGTCTCATCTTGGCGGTAACAGCCCGTATCCAGCAAGCCACAGACAGACGTTTCATCCAAGCCACCTACACAAACGAACTACATAACGGATCAGATATTTACGGGAGTAAACGGGCGATGCTTATTTTGAAGAATGGTCCAGTACAGTCTGTCGCCACGGTACAGGAGAAACTAGGCACCAACACTGTCCCAAATTGGACTACTATAGATGCTAATGACTACACGTGCGACCTATCTACTGGGATGATTCTATTTCATGGCTGTATGCCCAGTGGGATGCAAAACGTGCGTGTCACCTACACCGGCGGATACTCTGGCTATACTATCGGCGTCAATAATTTCTGGGTATTTAATTCACCTGTGACTGGACTAGTTAACGGCAGTAATCTCACCTTTACCCTACCTGAAACCGCAGATCAGGTGATTATCTACGCCGACGGAGCGCGAGAGGTATCATCTAACGTAACATTTACGGCTGGTACAGATACATTTACGTTAGCAGCAGGCCGCGCCCCCTATTCCACTATCGTGGTTGACTATAAGAAGTCTGTAGTAGTGGGGTTACAGGATTTCAACCTTCCGGCTGACTTGGTAGACGTCTGTGAGCGCGCGGTGGTGCTTTTATTCAAGCGTCGAGACAGCGAAGGGAAGTCATCAGAGACATTTCAGGAAAGCTCTATCAGCTACCGTGAGGATGTATTCACTAAGGAAATGCAGGCTACTATCCGTAACTACCGCCGGGGCTATAACCTATGATAACCCTCACAGTGCGCGTGGACGGGCTAGACAGGCTTCAAAGTGCCTTTAAACAAGCCCCAAACATCACGCTCAAGTACCTCGCCCTTGCTACCAAGGCGTCAATCTTTGAAATTGACAAGCAGGTAGATGAAGGGGGAATTATGCAATTTAAGACCCCAAGGTCACGTCGTACTGGGCTGCTCGTTTCCACGTTTGGACAGAACAAACGCTTTGAGAAAGGGGGACTGCGAGGAGTAACTGGTCCTACCCGAAACTACGCCGCGTCCGTCTACTTTGGACGTCGGGGTAGTGGCGCTAACAAGTACATTGACCGTATCGCCCTTAAAGCCG